CCGCGTAGCAATCCACCTGCACGCGCGTACTCTCGCAGCCGCCCGAGCCAATCGGAACCTGCGAGATAACCGAATACACCATCGCCGGCAGCGTGGCGTTATCCGGCAGAATGGCCGGGTACACCCGCGTCCCTACCAGCGCCGTCAACGTCGCGTCGCCGGTCACGGCGCTGTAGAAGTCAGTCTCTACGCTCACAGACCATCCCCATCCAGCGCCGCCTTCGTCATCGCCGCCGTAATCTCGCCATGCCGCGTATCCGCCGCCGGGCGCAGGAACGGCCTGGCGCTGCGCTTGCTCGTGCCGAACTCCACAAACGGCGCGTAAAACACGTCGCTCACCACCAGATGCTCGGCGCTGGTCGGCCGACGCTTGCCGGCCCGCAGCTTCAGGCTCTTCTTTAGCTTGCCCGTCTTCACCGGCGCGAGTTCCTTCGCCCCTTCCAGCAGCACCGCCGCGCCCGCCTTCGCAATCTCCGGCAGGTTGCGCCCGATGCGCGCGTCCAGCTCCGCCAATTGCCTCTTCGCCCGCGCGATGTCCTGGTCAAAGCTCATACCAGCTCCTTCACCAGCAATTGCAAGCGCTCGCCACGGCTGAACGGCTCAATCACGCTTTCGATGTCAAACACCTTCGCCGCCCCGGTGCGATCTGTCCAACTCACCCGCATCTCCGGCGAGACGCTATCCCGATAACGCATCTCTATCTTGTGCGTCACCTCCTGGATAGGAGCCGTGCCGCTCACGCTCTCGCGGGCGCTCATCGGCTCAATGCTGGCCCAGGCCGTGTACAGCGTGCTCCAGGTGTAAATCGGCTCGCCGGCCGCGTTCTGGCTGGCCGTCTTTTGCTGTATCGTGATTCTGTTGCGTAACAAGCCTGCTCTCATTGCTTCACCCAATAGCGACTTGGATATAACAGCGCTTCCAGACTGAATTGCACCGGCGAGATAATCGTGCCGGTGATGGTCGGCTCGCGGTTTTCGTACAGGTGCGCGGTCAGCAGCCGTATCGCCTGGCGCACATTCTCCGGCGTGGCGTTCGGCGCGTTGCCGTACCCGCACACAAAGCGAATCACCACCCCGTCAGCCTCCTGCAACGTCACGCTGGGGAAGGTCGCATCCGTGGTCACAAACACTCGCCCAGGCGATCCGGCAGATACCAGGTAGTTCGTGCTGGCCCAGGTAGACACGTTTCCGCCATCGTCCGTGTACTTCCAGCTGGTCACGCTCTGCAACGGCGGCAGCGGCAGATGCACCGGCGAGGTGGGCCATGAATCGAAGTAGGCATCCCACGTCTGGGTCAGGAAAGCCCGCCGGGTGACATTCTCGCAATGCTGCCGGGCCGCCTTGATGTACACATTCAGCAGCGCTTCGTCGCTCACATCAATCCGGCTGTGTGCGGCCATGTCTGCCGCCGTTACCGGCTCCTGCGTCGGCGCGGTTGCCAGTACCAGTCTCATGCCCGTTTCCGTCCTCTCGGCTTCGGCTTGACGGCCTTCTCGGGCATCTCGGCAACCGCCGCTTCTTGCTCAGGCTCAATCACCTCCACCAGCCCGGCCCACAGCCAATCTACGCCGTCCGGTAGCTCGAACTCATCGCCCATGCCCACTGATACGCCGTCGCCTGCGAAACTCGTTAACGCCCTAACGCGCATAGCTAAACCCTCCGGCCCGCCGCCGCTCATACAGATGATGGTCAGCGTCCCGATACGGCATCCCCTGCCGATATGTCTCGTCTATCTCCGCCTTATTCCAATCCGGGTGCATGTGCTCCGCAATGCTCTTCCATGACGGCGCGTACTTGCCGCGCGCCCTGGCTGCCTGGCATACTTCCCGGTCAAACCACCAGGAGCGATATCCGGGCGGGATAAAGCCGTACTTCGCCGCGTACTCGCCGCTCATCATGTAATGCGGCGCATAGTCGGCTAAATCCGTGCTCAGGTCATTCAGCCCGATCACCTGCGCCCGCGTCATATTGGCGATGTCCAGCGCTTCCAATAGCCAGCCCGGATGCCACTCCACATCGTCCGCCCCGAGAACGTACCAATCCGCCCCCGGAGCCGCCATGTACGCCTGCTGCCAGCCGTCAACCGCCGTGGTATCCGCCGCCCGCTCCAGCATCACAATCCGCTCAGGCCACTTGTTTTCAAGCTGTACCGCCATCTTCCAGGTATGCACGTCGCCCTCGACGGACGAAACAACAACCACCAACTCGACGCCAACCGGCAGTTCCTGCCGTAGCAGCGTCCAAACGCGGTGGTAAAACTGGTCAGACCGTCCGGCAGTCGGCAGGCACATCACAACTCTCGTCACTCCGGCTCTCCCAGGCTTATGCGCTGCACCTTGCTGGCAATCACATCATGCCAATAGACAACCGGATCACTCGCGAACACATCGGCAATAAAACTATGGTCCGCGCTGTAGCCGCCGTTGTGCCACGCTTTCCGGTGCGCCATCCACGTCTCCAGCTTCACCACGTAGGCGCTACAGCCCACATGCGCGATAGCGGGAGCCTTGCCCCAGTAGGCGTCATCCGGCAACACCCCGCGCTCTGCATGGTCCATCCGCAGCATAATCACGTCCGGGTAACATTCTTCGGCAATCGCTTTCAACTCCGCTACCAACTCCGGCCGGATGCACATATCGTCATCGTCCAGCACCCACACATAAGCGTGCTCCGGCGTGTACTGCGCCAGTTGCTCATTCGCCCAGGCCACGCCGCGCCCTACCGTATCGTGCAACAGCACCTGCTGATAATCCCGGTCCGTCTGCCGTTGCAGGCTGGCGATGTTCTCGCGCAGCATGTTCGGCCGCCGGTAGCAGCGCGTAATCACCTCTAGGAACTTGGCGGCCATAGAATCTCACCCAACTCCGTCTTATGCCCGCACAGCACCCGCGTGTCTGCCATCATCTCGTAGCCCGCGTCGTACACGTCATTCGTAAACCAGCTGTCACAATGCACTTGCGTTCCGTTGCCGTTCAGCGTGCGGAATTCCACCGCCTCCAGCACATGCCGCTTGATGAGCACGCAGCCCAGGCCCGCGCCGGAGCATTTCACCGCGCCCTGCTCCAGCGCCCAGGGCCACAGGCCGCGCACCGTCAACGATTCGCCCACGTTCATCGCCTTCTTGCCGCTCGTGTAGGCGTAATAGCGCTCGAACACGTTCACCACCGGCGACCGCTGGAACACATAGCAGCCATAGGCAATATCCACGTCCAGCGCTGCCAGCCGTTTCAGCGTGTCCGGCGGCGGTATGATGTCACTCTCAATAACGAGCATGGCATCATACCGGCCCGCCAGAAACGTCTCACGTCCTCTCTGGTACTGATGCAGATGGTTTTTCACGCCGGTCGCCCTGTCCGTCCCTGGGTGCGGGTTATCTCGCTGGAACACATGCGTCAGCGGGCCGTCCCACTCCAGCGCGAACAGCGCCCGGATTGTTTCCTCTTCCAGCCGGTAGACCGGCGTGAACACCATCACGTCATGAACCATTAGGCGCTCGGGTGCACTCCGTAGCCGATGGCCTCAGCAATCAGCACGCCGTAATCGCAACGGAACATGTAGTACAGCAGCACTTCACCCTGCCCGCCACGCGTGTAGGGGTCACGAATCAACGAAAAGCCCGGCGCTTCGTACAAGCCGACATAGTTCCAGTTACCGAAGTAAACCGATTTCGTGCTGGCCGCTGTCGCGCCGGAGGCCGCACTGTAGACCACCGGAAAGCCCAGAAGCTCCGGCCCCGGCCCGCCCATCTGGTTGTTGGCATAACGGCGGGTATTGGCATCGTCCAGCAGCACGATCTCGCCGTGCACCGCTCGCTGCATCACCCAGGCCGCCGACCCAGAATCGTCCAGGTAGTTGCCTAGTGCCTCGTTGTAGGTAATCGGCTCCAGCTCATCCACGGCGATCACCGTCGCGCTGGCAAACGTTTTCAAGGCCGTGCCATTGGCGGCAACTTCCGTCAGCAGCAGGCTATTGTGCGTCTTTGCCATGCCGCGCCCCACGAAGTCCTCAAGGAACGGCAGCAAGCGGCTTTCTTCGTCCTCAAGCAGCTCGACCGTCAGGTCCACCTTTTTGGTGTATTTCACCAGCGTGAAAGTGACTTTGCTGATAGCCGGCGCATCCCGGTCATAGTCGCCGGATTCGTTCGTGCTCACGAACTCACCATCGGCCTCGTTATCAATCGGCACATTCACCGATGTCCCTACACCGGGAATACGGCGCACGCCCAGGCGGGTGGTAATCATCGCGTCGTCTCGGCGGGCGATGATCTGGTTGAAGTGCCCGGTCGGAACCGCATCGCCGCCGTCGGCTGCGGTGGTAATGTTCATCGTGGTATCGTTCGAGGCCCGCGATTCAGAACCGCCCAACCAGATACCGTTCTCACTGTCGCGCATGTGCGACACGCCGCCCCAGTCGCCGCGCTTAATCCACGCACCCAATGCCCGCATCTCGT